GTATACTTTGCCTAGGTTAAATCCATACAGCTTTGAACAGCCGTAAGGACTTACTGGAACCATTTTAGTTGTTTCTCGTCTATACCCATCTGCATCATGTTCGTTACCAAACATTTCAGAAGAGCCAGCTAAATATATTTTAGATTTTGGGCAGCATGTTTTTGCCGCTTCTAAAACATTCAATGTTCCAAAAACAATGGTATCTGTTGTATATGATGGCATGTCAAAACTTATTTTGACATGCGACTGGGCAGCGAGATGATAAATTTCATCAGGTTTATACTCACTGAATATTTTCAATAGCGATGGTAAATCTGTTACATCTCCGTATACGGTTTTTATAGAATCAATAACTTTACAATCATCTAATCTTTTAGTTTGCATTTGAGGGCTTGAATTTCTCCTAATTATCCCGATAACATTGTAGCCTTTCTCTACTAATAATTGTGATAGATAAGAACCATCTTGACCTGCTACTCCTGTAATTACTGCTGTTTTTTTGTTCATTTTATTCTCCTCAATATGAAAACAGTAGGGAGATATTTATAATCATAAACTCTCTCAAAATCTGGGAGTGCTTCTTTAAATAATTGATCGTAATCATGATGATTAATATTTTCTACCATCACTATGTACGATTTAGATAAACTTCCCATATTTTTTATAAAACTAATAGCTCTTTCGTGCGCTAAATGCATGGTGACCGCTTGAGTATATACTAAATCATATTTTTCATTTACAGTATCTAAAGGTTTAGTAAAATCTAAAACTCTTAAATTATTTTTAAAAGGATATAAATCTAAATTAAATAATTTGTAGCCTATATCTATTTGATCCTTACTGTAATCAATACCATGCAAATCAAGATTCGGATTTAATTTATGTAAATTTATGAGATGATGTGTGCAACCACAGCCAACTTCTAAAACTGATTTTACACCTAATTTAATTACTTGATGATATATTTCTTTCCAATTTGTGTGTAAATTATCTTTAAAACAAGCCTCACCATTTTCTACATAAGATTTAGATACTAACATATCATTTTCAACAGACACGATATTAGTTATTTGAGGTAAATATTCTGTTTTTGAATACGAATCCCAATTAAAGCAATCATACATTTTTTTCATAATTTAAATACCATTTTATTGTTTTTTTTAAGCCTTCTTCAAATGAAGTAAATTTACTATTAGGAAATAATTTTTTAAATTCAATGTTCGCGCCATCCTTCCTATACTGACCGTCTAAGGCTTGATTGAATTGAACATTGATATTTTTATTAAGAATTGACAAACAAGAATTAATCATTTCAGATATTGATAAATTCTCGTCTGGACTGATTATTATAGGACTACTTGTGTTATGTTGTTCTAATAGTTTTGGAACAAATTCAACTAAATCATCAACATATAATTGTTGACGAAGAGGTTTTCCTGTTCCCCAAAAAACAACAGTGTCTTTTTCTTTTGCCTCAACTAATTTTTTTATCATAGAGGGCACAAAGTGAGATTTATCATTACAAAAATTATCATCAGGCCCATAAAGATTAGATGGACAAAAAGTAGAGTAGTTTAACCCATACTGTTTTCGATATGCGTTTATCTGAACAAGTAATGCCCGTTTAGAGTACCCATAAGAAAAGTTAGATTCCGTTGGTGGACCTTTAAAAATGTCAGTCTCATAAAATGGGTAATTATCTAACTTATCAGGAAATATACAAGTGCTCAGACATGCAAGCAATCTTGAAATTTTTGATTGATAACAAGCGTGTACTATATTAGTGTTTATAGAAACATTTTGATAAAAGAATTCTGCCGGATTTTCTACATTATCTTTTATACCACCAACTCGTGCAGCTAAATGAAGCACTGCATCTGGTTTATAATGTGACAACATATCCATACAGGAATTAAAACTTGTTAAATTAAAATCCTTAGAAGAGACATAAATCCAATTAGGGTGACTAATCTTTAGTCTCTTCCCTAAAAAACCTGAACCGCCTGTAACTAAAACTTTCATATTTTAAATTTTTTATAAAAAAATCAACAATTACACTTACCAAATAAATTTATCCTTAGTTTCTTTAACTATCTGTTTTAATTTTTCTGAAAATTTTGCTGTGGGCATCCAACCAAGAAGTTTTAACTTGTTGTCATCTATAGAATACCTACAATCTTGTCCAGCTCTAGAATATGATAAATCTAAGTAATCTAGCACACGATAATCTTTTTCATAAAAATTAGATATTATTTCTGTCACCACATCAATGTTTTTTAATTCTATGTTACCTGATATGTTGAAAATTTCATTCTTTGTGCCTGATTTAATTATAGTAATAATAGCAGTTGCAGTATCTTCAACATGAAGCCACATTCGTTTAGGAGTTCCATTATTATGGAGTGGAATTTTTCTTCCTAACTGTAAATATTTTATTGATTTCGGAATTAACTTTTCCGTATACTGCCCTATACCATAATTGTTAGTAGGGCGAACTATTATATACGGAATAGAATAAGTCCTATTCCAAGCTAAGATTAGTTGATCGGCTGCTGCCTTAGATGCTGAATAGGGATTGCTTGGTTTTAATAAACAACTTTCTGTGTGATTTCCAATTTGAATATCCCCGTATACTTCATCAGTGCTAAAATGTAGCAATATAGGGAACTTTTCTTTTTTGTTTATTCTTAATAATTCCAACAATTTATGAACGCCACATATATTTGATTTTATAAAAATATCATTATTAGATATCGAATTATCTACATGTGTTTCAGCCGCAGTGTTTATGATATAATCACAATCGTACAAAAATTCTAAATCATTTATATCTTTTTTTTCATACACAAAATTTGAATATGCTGAAAATTCTTTGAGTAGATCTACTTGTGCAGCATATGTTTGTTTATCTATTCCACGAACAAACCATCCTTCTTTTAAACAAGCTCTTGTTACATATGAACCTATAAAACCTAAACACCCAGTGACATATACCACTTTTTTCATGGAAGCAGTCCTTTTTCTATAAAGAAACTGTCAACTGTTTTCCCAATATATGACATCATGTCTTCCGTAATACCTTTATATGTTCCTAAAAAGAAAGAATTCATAGTTGCATAATTAGCAATAGGGAAGTTATTAACCTGATTTTTATCATTAATCAGTTCTTCATATCCGGGATGGGTTAGGATATTACCGCCAAAGTAAGAGCGAGTTTGAATTTTTGCTGCTTCAAGATAATTAATAAACTCTGGTTTACTAATACCAGAGTTTTCTTTAACCGTTAACAGATAAGCGAACCAACAAGGATCTGACCCTTCCTGTGCAGCGGGTAGATAAAAATATTTTTCATACTTGGAAAATATAGAGTTTAACTTTTCAAAATTGCTTCGACGAGCAGAATCTAGCTCTGGGAGTTTTTTAATCTGAGCTAAACCCATGGCTGCTTGTAGGTCGAGAGGTTTTAAATTAAACCCTATTTCATCAAAAACATAACGATGATCATAAATTGCTTCTGGCATACCGGGCAACCAATTTTTAAATCTATTACCACACGCAGTTCCAGATGTCACATTTCCCGGTTTTGAATAGTTACAAAAACATGCGCGGCCCCAATCACGAAGACTTGCTATGGCTATCCGCATCGTATTACTATTAGTAGCTACAAAACCGCCTTCCCCCATAGTCATATGATGGGCTGGAAAAAAGGAACAGGTAGAGATATGACCAAAGGACCCTAATTTTTTGCCTTTATAAAAAGACCCCAAAGCATCACAAGCATCTTCTAGGAAGACAAGATCGTACTTATTAACAATAGCCATGAGTCTATCCATATCTGGAGGATTTCCTAACACATGAGCAAAAATTATACCTTTAATAGTGGGGTCTTTTTGAAGTACTTGCTCAACCTGATCAAGATCAAGATTTAGTGATGGGAGAGTAACATCAACAAATACAGGAGACAATCCTAACTGTATAAGAGGGTTAATCGTAGTGGGGAAACATACTACGGGGGTTAAGATTTTATCTCCCTTTTTAAGTCTTTTTTTCATTCTCTTTGACATAGCGGAAGCTACCATCAATAAGTTAGCTGAACTACCTGAATTCGTTAAACAGCCATAGTCCATTCCTAGATGAGAAGAAAATTCTTTTTCAAAGTTATTGCAATTTTCTCCAAAAATCAACCAGCCACTTAAAAGAGTTTTTATTGCAGAAACATATTCATCTTCCGAATATACTGGGCCTGAATAAGATACCCAGTCTTTTCCAGCTACCCAAGTTTTATTTTTTTCTTTCTCAATAATATATTCAGTCACGAGATCTAAAATTTGTTGCTTCTTGTCCATAAAGTTCTTCTATTCCTTTATTTAATCCTACCATACAAATATTTAGTGACTGTAGTAATTCACCAGATCCTGTGTATGGATTCTCTAAATCATAGTCAATACCAGATTTAAATTCTATAGGTTTCTGGAATGAAAACATATCATTTAAAAAAGATGCGATATCAGACAGTTTTTGTTTTTCATTGTATACGCAATTTAAAGATCTTGGCAATTCAAAATCAGTATTTTGCATGTAGTAACAAAGAATAAAGTATAAATCTTTAACATAAAAAAAATCCATATATTTGTTTTGATTTATTTGTATTGCTTGTTCATTAAGTATATTTGAAACTGATTTTTTTATAAACCTTGTTGAAATTTCGTGTTTTCCAAAACATCCGAACAATCTCAAATTAATGATATTTGAAAAATTTTTTATTCTCTTAGAAACAATATTTTTTCCTAAACAATAATAATTAGAATTATTTAAGTTTGTGCAAGATTCTTTCACATTGTGTGTGATTTTAAATTCAGCTCCCGAACCAAAAACAAAAATATTTTTTACCAACGAGGAACATTGCTCTATGTTTTCCTGCACAGATAAATTATACACTAAATCCCCAAAAGTTCCTCCACCAACCCCAGCCCAGCTAGTATGAATAATAAAATTTATGTTATTTTCTAGTATTAAATTTTGTAATTTATGTTTATGTAAAAGATCATATCTATTGATGTAAAATAAACTATAATCTTTAAATAGGTCTTTGAATTCTTTCGCTAAAAAACCCGATCCAGTAATTAGTATATTTTTTAAAATTGATGTTCCTCCACTAAAATAGTAGATACCCCATCGTTTCTTTCATATGCTTTAATGTACGCAGGTAAAATAGAATCTTCATTTTGTAATTTTACTACATCTACATTTTTAAGCATTAGCTTGAACGATTCACTAAAATCACCTACATGTTGTTCTTGTGGATCAACAGGAACTCGTACCCCTACTGCCACACGAATAATAACTTTAGGCTTATACTCCCCGTCTGACATAATTGAAATCTTATCTAAATGATTTACTAATTGATCTGCCGCTAACAATAAAAAATTCCATCTAGGAAATACTGATACAGGAACATATCCTTCTAGTGATAATCCAATAGAAATGCCAAGTTGTAAATTTTCTGCTACTGGCATTTCAATTTTTTTATCTTTAGGAATATTCTTAAATGAATTAGCTATAGCTATTCCACCATATTCCATTCCCTGTCCAAGAAAAATAGTATCGTGCTTAGTCGCTAAGTAATCCATAGCATCTATTAATTTTTGATTATAACTCATAATATCAGAATAGGACTTTCTCACCGATACCTGCGTGTGGGAAAATATTTGTGTATCGGTAATACACACATTTTTTTGATTTATTACAAAGATCCTTTATATCTGTTCCCCATATTTCCTCTGTTGGAGTAGCCACACTAAGACGATTATCAGCAACAACAAAGGTTATTGGCAAATCTTGGATTTCAGCGTATCTGATGCATTCTTGCACTGTTCCTGTATAAAAAGTCATATCCCCTATAAAACACCACACATGTTGCTTGCTTTTTTTCATTTTTAAAGCAAACGCAGTTCCAACAGCTATAGGGGCATTCCCTGCTACAATAGCAGATGATAGGATATTATATTTTTTTGAACAAATGCAAATTGATTTATTATTCAATATTTTTTGCTCTAGTTCATTTCTACTCATGCCCTTTAATAAACATTCTAAGTGACTTGCCCAAGTTAAAAAACAATAATCTTCAGGTTTAATTTGTTTAAATATTTTTATTAAGTTATCTTCATTACCCCCCCGTAAATGGATAGGAGATGTAATTTTTTTGTTTTTAAATAAATTAAAAATATGCAACTCAAAATTTTGTAGATCTTCTTTTGTTATATTAATAGTCATTCTTATTTTCCTTATAAGGAACTGGCAAAATTATACACATTGTCATATGTATGAATGTATTCCTTCGCTCTATTAAAATTTTCTTCTATGGCTGTTTTTCTACAATTATAGTCGGAATCATTAGCATTTTCTAAGAATTTATGTAACTGTTCTTTTGTATCAAAATTCATCATACCCTGTGGATTAAAAAATTTACTAATTCCCGGACACCCCCAATAAATAGGAATTGTTCCTGTTAAGAAACAATCTAATAATTTTTCCGTAAAGTAAAAGTCATGTTTAGAATTTTCCATGGCAATGCTATACCGATAGTTTTTTAAACCATCTAATTTGTACGGTATATAATTTTCTCCACCAAAAATATCAACTATATGTTGTACAGACTGCTTAATTTCATGCCTGTAGATATGACCGGGACACAACTTTTTGTTAGATGCAATCATAGACACATTTTTTGTTTTTTCATAAATTTTAAAATCTTGTGATTTTATAAAAGTTGTACCAAATGCGTAGAATACTGCATTCGGAATTATATCTATTAATTCTTTAGTATGTGTCAAAACATAATTAAAACGAGAGTAATTAGATTTAATAAATTTGTAACTATGTGGATATATGCACTCAGGCTCTAATAACCATGCTATTTTTATTTTATTTTTTAAATCAGTAGCTAAATAGTTATCAGTAACTATTATTTTTTCATGATCAAGATTTATTCTATCTGCTTGGCTCATTAGCTCAGGTAAATGTGCAGATGTTTGATCTAAAAAAGAGATTGTTTTCATATATTAAAATTCCATCTACTCCTAAATTCATTTCTTATTGAGTTGTCTATTTCGATATGTTTTGATCCTAAGGATATCATGCCATTAGTACTTTGATTTTTATGAATTCTATAAAAATAACCTAATGGTTTTGGCGCAGAATTTATTATGATCCCTTGATCAGCTAAAGAACAATACAGATAATAATCACAAGACCCTAAATATAGATCTGATTTAAATTTTACAGTATAGTTCTTTAAAATTTTAGAACTATAAAAAACGGAAGGGCTTGCTACACAACAATATTGTAGCAACTGTTTTTTAAATTCGTTCAAATTTTTAAAAGTAGCCCCACCTAAAGTTGATTTAACATACAAAGTATTATCTTTTATAGTATCAAATAAGTATATAGGACTTTGCATAACTAAACAATTTTCAGATAACATGTGAGAAACACATTGAGAAATGTACTCTGGATGTAATATATCATCCGCACCTACAATAGTGAAAAAATCTCCAGTCATCAAAGTCCACGCTTTAGTAACTGGTTCTTCCCAACTAAAAGGAAAGATATTCTTTTCTGTGCTAATTATTAAATCTGGTATTTTTTCTTCTTTTAACTTAATTATTTTTGATAAACTATCATCAGTACTCTCGTTATCCACAACAATTATTTCTTTGTTTTCATAACTTTGAGAATTACATGATAATAAACAATTTTCTATGTATTCAGATGCATTAAAACAAGGGACTATTATTGTAACTTTATGTTTATTCATGCGAAAATTGATGAAGTAAATGAGATAATCTTATTTTTGAATTATGATCTTTTTGGACCCTATTAAAACCATTTTTTGATATCTCAGATATCAGGCTGGGTGAGTTTAATAATTGATTTATTTTATTCAGTAAATCATATTCGGAAGTAAATGACATTACCTCTAAGTTTTCTATAAAATTAGAAGATAAATCATCGGTGTGCTCAGTTAGTAATAATGAGTTTATACTAGGTACTTCAAACATTCTTGCTTTCATTTGAGTATTTTGACATGTAGCGTCTTTACTAAAATTTAAGCAAATTAAAGATTGGCTGTATACACACAACATATCTTCAAAACTTACTTTAGTGTTAGGACAAAAAACGGAAATACCATGTTCCTTTAAAAAATTCATGTATTTTAATCTATCACCATGTAATCCTCCAATAAAAGATACAGGTATATTTTTTTTGACATTTTTAAAAGTTGAATAAATATCTAAATTTGCATGCCAAGTAGAATAAATAATATTAGTATAATTTATATTTTTGTATAAATTTACAAATTTTTGTTCGGGAGTGGAACAGTAATGAAAATTTTTACAAACTAATTTAGAGAAAGAATCAAATCTGTAAGAATCATCACAAAACCAGTTAAAAGTAATCCTTTTTCCTTTTTTTGTTTCTTCTAAAACTGTATCCCAAGGTTCATCAGGGCATAAAATGCTATCGCCTGTCATTATGCAAAATAAAATATCAGGTTCATTTTTTTCTATGTAATTTTTTAAATCTTCGTTACCATATTCTGTTGTATCAAAAAAATCTACAGAATGACCTAAATGTAACAAAGGTAAATAAAAATTCCAAAAAGCATAATCAAATCTATAGCTAGGTGGGGATAGCTTTTTTGGTGCTATTAAACAGATTTTTTTAATTTTTGAATCTTTTATAATAAAACTCATAAATTTCCCCTCCCGTTTGTTCCTTCTAATTTTGGTCGTACTAAGTATAAGATTTTATTATACCAACTAACTTTTCTACCAAGAGTATGTAAAATTGATACATGATTAAAATCTGTATAATTAGAATCTTTCCCTTCTATTCCTTTATAAAAAGGAACAGAAAACAATAGTTCTGTTTTGTATGTTGGAACAGCTATATTTCCCGGAACTACTCCTAGCTCTGGTTGCGTGCATAACGCGATTCCATTGTTCAATTTTAATCCGGGTATCCATATGTCAACATGAGGATTCGCTTGCACAGACTCACGCATAAAATCGCCAGCACCTACAACAAACTCATCATCATCGTCTAATAGACAAAAATATGGTGTTGAACAAGCATATGCTCCCATATTGATAGCAGCACTTCCATATTTATCATAACGCATACCTGTTTTGAGGTAAGTAACCCCCCTAGGTAAAGTTTTTATAGGAAGATCTACTGCATCAGCAACTACTATCACATTATCAAATTCTCTCTTAGCAGATAGTATTGCATCCTTTAAACTAGGTCTACCGATAGTTCTTATTAATACACTAATCATTTTGCATTTTTCCAATCGTAAAACTTCTTATATAGTGTAAGTCTATGATGAACAACCTTATTAAGATCAAACTGCTGTTCTGTAATACTATTAAGATTTTTTCCCATCTCAATTCTTAGATCTTTGTCTTTGATTACTTTGGATAGTATAGACACCCACTCACTCTTAGGTGCATCTGGAGGAATCAAGAATCCCGTCTTACCATTTATTATAGTCTCATCGTAACAGCCGACATTTGACGCGATAAGAGGAACGGAATACCTACCAGCTTCAGCAACCTTGATCTCTGATTTGGAATCATTAAATTCGTTCATCTGCAAAGGAGCGATAGCTAAATCCATGTAACTATACATTACTCCATATTTGTCCGTAGGAAGTGCAGCATTTATAGTATAGTTTCTATTGCCCTTTAATCCAGACATGATAATTCGTTCATAATTTTTCCATACATCTTGCTGCCAATCTGGACCTACAGCAGGGTCTATTGGTGGTTTTCCATAAAAGTCCCACCTAACCCGTTCTTTACCTACTCTTTGGTTTACGAAATGCGGGATTCCTGAGAACTCTTTAACATCCTCTTCATGATGAATACCACCTGCCCATCCAACTCGTACAAACTTATCTTTTGGAACTATTGTCTTAGGAGAATTCCATGCAGGTAATGTATAATCAATAGCATTTTTTACTACAGCTAAAATGCCATTACCCATAAACTGTTGAACACGAGCTTGAAACTTTCTCTGAGTAACTGTAACTATGTCACTATTTGAGTATATAAATTTGGTCATGTCAGATAGTCCGCTCTCATAAACGGATTCTAATCTGTGACCTTTATATAATTGAGTGAGTAAATCATCGGTGTCGTAATGGAATATTTTACCCCGCTCTTTGGTTTTTCCACAAATACGAGTAGTATATGGACCACCAAAGTTACTTATGTTGTTCGCCATTACAACATCACACCAATCTAAGTCAGCCCAATCCCAATTGTCAATCCATTTAGGAATTCCCTTCTTAGCACTTTCTTCATCAATACCTAAAATATTTTCAGTAAACCTAACCTCAATCACATTAGGATATAACTGAGCCAGTTTTGCGTATGGAGCTATTGCACGGTAATAAGCACAGCCACCTTTATTTGGCAGAGCTACAGTTACCCGCAATGGCCTATTTAACCCCGGAAATCCTTTTTGTGATTTCCAAAAATTAATGTCGTATTCTTTATTATCTAATGGTTCTCTTTGCATAAAAAAAGATGAGAGGTTATTAGCCTCTCATCCATAATAGTCTTTCTTACTTAAATCAGCCGTTAATTTGTTGTGATTTTTGTTGGGTAATCACATCACTAGATTCCTTAGGAGCTAGTGTGACAGCCTTACTCAAGTCAATGAGAGCTTCACGCAGGTCATCCAAGTTGGGGATCTTACCGTCATGGTTAGGCCCTTCAACACCGGGAATTACACGCTTGGCTGCTGTAACTGTGTGCTTACGGAACCTACTAGACAAGAAGGGCAGAATCACAACAAGTAGCTGCATCCATGGGGCTGAACCCGGAACTGTTGACCCAAACACATTTGCAATCAAACTAACCACACTCGGGGATAGAATTTCTTGCGTTGCGTTTGCATCCAAGGTTACAATCATTGCACCCGGGGTATCCTTAAGATGGTCTTTTGTAGTAATTACAGGTTGAGTACCACGCCGCTCAAACTCTAGTTTAAGGGCATCACCTACATCACCACCAAGAGTCTCAATCGGAATCACTACAGATTGTTTGCTCTCTAGTGATTCTGGCGTAACATTACTCGTCTCTGTGATAACTAGAGGTGCTACCGGATCCTCGGTGTTGCCTCCACCGAATGTAAATCCGGGACAAGAGGCTAACCCTAGCGAAAGTACCACACCTAGTATAAAGTTTTTAATCATTATCAACCTTTCAGTTTGTTTAGATAATTTGTCTCAGGACCATCTTCATCATCAGATGACATGATCTTGGGCGTATGATTGGTTGTACTAATACCAATCTCTGTAAGAAGGATCTCTGCGCTCTTACGCATTTCCTCAAAATCCTCCAGCTTGACGAGACTGTGAATATCATGGAGTGATTCCATGAACGCAGCAATCTCTTGACCTGTTCCTGCGGGGGAAGACTTGGGACGGGGGCTGGATTGATCGTACTTCGGGAATCCGCCATCCATTTCCTTTACGATCTTGAAATCGTATCCAGTCTTCAAGTCGGTGATATCACCGTAGTCAGGATCCATCATCGTATTCAAGATCTTCTTAAAGACGATTTGACCGATTGAAAGAATCTTGACCTCGTTAGCAGGACGGACAGCTACATTCAAGTAGTAGCGTTCACGAGGCTTGATCAAGCGAGCGAGAGTCGCATACTGATCCTTACCATCCTTGCCAGTCTTCTTACTGTAGTCCCACAACTTATAGTAGGCATCACAGAGAGGACACTTTTCATTGTGTACCTTACGGCAATGGAAGTTCTTTACATTCTCACCCTCTCCGATGCGGTGAATCTTAGTCTCCGCATAGAACAAAGGATCGTTCTCGCCCTTAGGGGGAAGAATGCGAAGAGTTGTTGTACCTTCCTCTAGCTGAACAAAGTTCTTGAGGAAGTCCTGACCGCCACCGCCCGTCTTACCTGACTGAAGGGCTTCATGCTTCTTACGAAGCGCATCTAGATCTACTTTTCCCATGTTAGTTTTCTCCGTTACTTAGCGTATAGCTTGGTTTCTGCTCTTTGGTTACTAGACAGTTGAATTAGCATATCCTTCTTGTGGTCGAGAGCAGTCACTAGCGACTTCAAGAGGGAGTAGCGTGTTGTGAGGTTGTTATAGTCCTGTTTGAGTGCAAAAATCTCAGGGTCTGCTGAAACGATTGCCTCTAGGTTTTTATCGGTAATCTTTTTATCTGCACCATCTACAGCAGCAAGGCGTACTTGTGCAGACTTT